CACGTCAGCCCTCGGCCTTCACCTTGGCAGGCTTGGCAGGCTTGGCGGCGACCGGCTCGTCGGCGACGAACAGGTGTGGCCCGGCCTTCACCAGCGGGTGATCGGCGGCGAGCATCGCGCCCGCCTCGTAGGTGCCCGATGCGTGATGCACGGTCTCGGTCAGACGAGGCATCGCCCCTCCTCGATGTTGCGCACCTGCAGCGGTGCGGACGGAATGGACAGCGGCACGGCACGGTCGATCACCAGCGCCACCCGTTCGGTGTCGTCGGCGTTGACCACGCTGTGCCAGTCGTGGTGCGCCACCCGGAACGGCACGCCGACCTTGTGGTGCACCGGGGCGCCGCACTGGAACAGGCAGCCGGCCGTCGTGAACGGCAACTGCCACCGCTCCCAGTGCGGGCCCGCGTCGATGTGTTCGGCGATGAAGCCGCCAGGCGCAAGGCCCGACAGCCACGCCCCATGCACCGGAGCGAACTGGGCGAGCACCTCGGCGAAGCCGGGCACCGCCAGGCGACCGGCGTGCACGATGGTCACCTGGCGGTAGCCGTCGTGCACACCGGTCTCGGTGGCGCTCGACCTCGCCGACCACAACGGGCCGACGAGGTCGAGCAGAGCAGCGAGTTGGTCGGTGCCGACTCGCTGAGGGGTCATCGTGCCTCCGGGGCTACTGCTCCAGTGCCGCTTCAACCCAGTCTCGGTAGTGCGCCACGACCCATTCGGCGAGGTCTTTGGCGCGCTGGCCAGCAGGCTGCGCCCTCACCCACAGTTCGAGGTTCTCCGGCCGGTTGTCGTGGCGGATGCCGTTGATGTGGTGGACGTTCTCCCACCGCTCGAGCGGACGACCGAGCATCTGCTCCATGACGAGGCGGTGCTCGGGGCGACCCCCGATAAAGGCGTATCCGCTCTTGTAGATGCGTCGGCCGCCGGGGCGCAGCGATTTCGCCGGGCCCAGTGATCCAGTTGCAGAAAGTCGCCGCTGGTGCATGTTGCAGTACTTCTGGTAGGGCGTCGCTGTCGGCTTGCTGCACCCGTCGGGGTGCGCACAGAACCGCTTGGGGTCTTGGCGGTGAGCCCTGAGTATTGGCGCCACCCGAGTGCTTGCGTTCAGTTTCCGCCGGACAACACTGCAAGGCGGGCACCGGAACGTGCGGACGCCAGTTCTCTGGTCTCGAAAACCCTGCGTGTTGCCTCGGGTGAAGTCCGCCCCGCAATCGTGGCAGTTGAGCGTGACACTTCTGGGGCCGCCAGGACGGCCCCCTCCGCCAGCATGAAACTCGCAGTACCTCGCCCCCTTGCCGGGGCGCTTCGGGGAGTCGCACCCATCAACACCGCAGACCGCTTTGGGGCGCAGTGACGGCGAGTGTGCCGCGCAGTAGTTCTGGCCACTGCCGGGCAGCTTGGGGGACGAGCATCCGGTTGCAACGCATGACGGCATGGCGGGAAGCGCTTTCACGTTTCCCACCATACCGTCACACGTTTACGTAACCTCAGGTTACGTTAAGAAGCGAAATTGCCTCGGGAACCACGACCTCACCGCCGGTACGCCAGAAGGCGAAGAACCCGGCCTGACCCGTAGGACGGCGGTTGGCGCCGAGCACGAGGTTGTCGTAGTAGACCTCGACGCCGACCCGGTCGACGATGATGTAGGCCTGCTGCCAGTCGCCGTAGGCCAAGACGTAGTTGTCGGCCAGGGCGGTGATGGTGCCGTCCATGTCGCTGGTCTCGTAGATCGGCTGACCGAGCAGGTCGGCCGGTGCGGCCGCAGCAAGCTGCGCCCACAGCGACGAGCCGCCGCCGGCGTCGAACTGACGGATGCGGTTCATGATGGACACGTTCGCCATCCACGCCGACCGCGAGTTGCGGAAGCGGGGAGCGAGGCCAGCCTGCGTGTTGTACACGTCGGCGACGGCGAAGGTGTCGGTCGTGGCCGAGGCCACCAGCGAACCAGCGGCAACCTTGCCAGTGATGAAGCCCTGCGGGGCCGAGGTGCCGTTGCCGGTCGTGAAGGCGGTGCCCTCGAGGCGGTCCTTGGCGTCACCGATCAGCATCTGCACCTGCGAGGCGAAACCGCTGTCGGCGAGCACCTCGTACGAGCCGAACAGGTAGGCCGCACCCTTGAAGGTGGGGATCGCCGGCTGGGCGAACGTCGGCGACGCATCGGCCGCTTCGGCGCCTTCCGCCAGCCACTCAGCCGTGACACCGGCCGAGGTCACGCCACGCCACTCGTTGGAGCCGGCGATGGTCTCGACACGGGCAGCCTGGCGCACCGGGTTGTTCACGCCGGAGTTCGTCAGCATCACCGAGGGGTCGAGGATGTAGGGCACCATCGCACCGCCGTTGGCCGTGGTGAGGCTCATCGCCGCACGCTGCAGGAGCGGACCGAACGAACGGCCCTGCGTCTGCACGAACGCCTCGAACTCGGCCTGGTACTCGGGCGAGCCGGTCTGCAGGATGTACTCGGCGATCTTCGCCGTCGAGCGGGTGCTGCGCTCCAGCAGACGGGTCGTGGCGTCACGCTGCTCGTCGGTGTACGACCGCTCGGCGTTGCGCTCCACGGCGGTCATCGCACGCTCGACGATGTCCTTCGCCGACGTCGAACGGCCAGCGCCGTCGATGTCGTACAGGTCACGGTCGGCGCTGCGCTTCAGCACCGTCGGGGCGACGATGTCGCGCTGGTCGCCGGTGACGGTCTCCAGCTTGCCGGAACGGATGGCGTCGAGCTTGGTGGCGCGCTCGTCGATCTTGGCCAGGTCGGCCTCGATGTCGGAGAAGCGGGCAGCGTCGGCCTCGAAGGCGTCGGCCTGCTCGGTGGTCAGGTTGTCGGGGTTGATGTCGGCGAGACGGGCACGGATGGCCTCGGCCTCGGCGACGAGTGCGGCACGGTTCATCGTGCGGGCTCCTTCGTGAGGATCAGGTCGCGCAAGCGACGCTGGGATGGGGTGAGGACCACGACGTGCCCGGTGTCGAGCGAGGTGTGGGATTCGGTCTCGCCGTGCCCGGTGGCGGGCGTGAGCGAGGCGAGCAGGTCGGCGAGACGGGCGCGCATGGCGTCGTCCTCCCCGAGGATCAGGGCGAGTTCGTCATCGGACAGCGACGAGAACTCGGAGCGCACCGCCACGATGGCGGCGTCGGCGTAGGCAGGGAACGGCGTCGGGCCGTACTCGATCATCGCGATCTCGGTGCGCTCCTTGATCGCCAGGCCGTCGGCCTTGCCGCCCGAGCGGGTCGAGCGGAACTGGCCGGAGAACGACATGCCACGCAGCGCACCGCCCTCGGCGAGGGCGAGCACCTCATCGCCGAGCGGTGTGGCAGCGATGTCGGTCACGGTCCACAGGCCACGGCCGTCGGCACGCACCTCGGAGGGCACACCGATCGGCATGGAGTAGCGCTCGGACGATTCGCCGTGGATGGTGCGGCCATGATTGAACAGCACCTGGAAGTTCTTGCCGCGCTGCGAGATGGTCCGGTCGAACGCCGTCGGGGCGATCCGCTCGAGGTAGTGGCCTTCCCGGTCACGGATCTCTTGGTCACGGCCGAACACGGCTGCGTAGGCGTGCAACTGGCGACCGGTCGAGGTGGAACGCACCTCGAGGTCGTCCAGCGGGGCGTAGCGCTCAAACGAGAGCATGGGGCCTCCTGGTGGGAGTGGTCGCCGTCAGGCGGCGAGGAACAGCACGAGAGCGATGGCGATGGCCTCGTCGTCGTCGTCGATGATGAGCCGAGGTTCCAGTAGTCGGAACTTGCGACCCGGGCCGCCGCCGGGAGCGGGCGGCTCCGGTGGCGTCACTCCCTGTGACTGCAGCAGTGTGAGCAGCACGGCCGCTCCTCTCGATCAGAGACCGCGCAGCTGCGTGAGCGTCTGCTCCACGTCGACCAGCGCCGACTCGATCCGGGCGATGGCAGCGATGTCGCCGACACGCTGCGCCTCGGCGAGCATCTGGCCGAGGTTGGCCAGCCGGTTCTCGGCCAGACGGATGAACTCGTCGATCGTGCTCATACGAGGACCACCATCTCCTGTGCGATTGTCGACAGATGCGACAGCAGCAGCACCACGTCGTAGGTGTCGGTCCCGTCGATCGCCGCATAGGCGGCCATGCGGTTGCCGACCACTGCAGCACCCGCCTGGATGAAGTCCGTCGGGGTGTAGGGGCTCAGTACCCGGTTCTGCGAGTCGAACCTGAACATCTGGTTCACTGCCGAGGCGGTGTAGATGTTCAGGTAGGTCATGCGACCTTCGGAGTCGGCGGCGCCGTATGCGCTGCTCGTGCCGGCAGTGATCGTGGTCGAGCCGTCGTACACCACGGCGCCCGTCCAGGTGCCGGTGATCGACCCAGCGATGTCGAGCACGTCGAGCGTCACCGCACCGCCCCGGAAGAAGAAGCAGAACGAATGGCGGGCGTTGCGGGCGGCGTCAGGTTGGATCGCCCACGACGGCGCCCACGTGCCGCCCGAAGCGTTCGCCGCCGGAGCCGCACCGAAGTAGGTGGTGCTCCAGGCGTTCGCAGCGATCGAGTTCGTGCCGTTGTTCACCGTGGCGTCGCCGTAGTTCCAGGTGTACACCGTCGTCGTCGCCGACGAGCGCAGCAGCGCCAGGTTCGGCAATTCGATCACGAACTTGGCGTTTGCGCTCGGCGTCACCGACCAGGCGGTGCCGAGCGTGTACACCGGCGACGGCCCGGCGGTGTGCGAGGCGATGATGCGGCGCTGACCGGCTGCCGTCGGGGTAGTCGTGTCCTCGACGATGCGGACCTGGAAGTTGCGATACTCGTTCGCCACCACAGCCGCATCGCTGCCGCTGGCTCGGCCAGTGATCGTGCTCGCACCTGACGCCGTCGCAGCGATCGCTTTGCGGCCGCCACCAGACACGTCGGTGTCGTGGTTGCCGAGGATCATGCCCTCGCCCGGCTTCATGTTGTGCGGCCCGTACTGCTCGTCGAGCACCGTCAGCGCCGAATCGGTGGCGATCGTTGCGGGCAGGCCCGTCGTCGACAGGCCCGTCGACAGCGTGTTCGAAGCGACCTCGAACGTGCGCCAGATGTTCGCCGCCGTCGTACCGGCACCGAGCATCAGCACGCGCCCAGCGATGATCTCGTAGCGAGCCCCGGTCGCCGGCGTGAACGAGAACGCCGTGCCGACCTGGATCGTCGGCGTCGTGCCGCCCGAGTTGCCCGTGATGTACCGCTCCTCGGTCTTGCCTGCCGTCGTGTCGATGATGCGCAGCTTGAAACCGAAGTCGCCCGAGCCGCCACGGTTGGCGAGCATGTTGACACCGACGGCCGACGGCAGCGCCGTCGACAGCACCACGCTCGTCGTCGTCGCACCGGCAGCGATCGTGCCGACCGTGCCGAGCGACGGAGCGAACCCCATCGCTGCGCCCGCACCGAACGTGCCTGCCAGCGCAGGCGACTGCACGAGCGACCACGACTTGGTCACGATGTTGAAGCGGTTGAGCACCGTCGCCGACGCCAACTGATAGACGAACGGGTTACGGCTCGTGTCGGAGCGGAGATCGCTGGCAATGCAGCCAGCAGCGGCGTGAGCGTTCGGTGCTGGAGCGACCTGTACCCACATCGGGCGGTCGATGACCTTCTTGAAGGTGTTGGCCATGTGTGTCCCTGCCTCAGGTGATCCGTGTCCGCACGACCTGCGCCCATGCGGCCCGGTTCGTGTCCATTACCTGCATCTGCGCGGAATAGCCGCCGATCGCAGCGATGTTGGCGACCGACGAAACGGTGCCGACCGTCGTCACCGTCGTCACCGTCGTCACCGTCGTCAGCGTGCCCGACTCGAGCACGACGGTGCCGCGCTGGCGCGCCTGCGACTTGTCGTAGCCACGAGGCGAGTCGAGCAGGCGCAGCAGCATCGACAGCAGGTGCTCGGTGACGTCGTCACGCACCGGCAGCGGGTTCGTGGTGTCGACACCGACGACCTCGACCGGCAGCGGGTTCGCCGCCGACACGTCGACAGCAGTGCCGTCGTCACCGACGCCGATCTTCACCCGCTGGTGCAACACGCCGCCGATCTCGTCAGCGGCGACGAGCGCCCCCGTACCTGGGGTGTACCCGACGTTGTCGGCCATCAGTCCTCCTCGACCAGTTCGGCCGACACGATCCGGCCGTCCTTGTCACGACGGAAGGTCACCTTCTTGCGCTCGGGGCCCTCGGTCTCCGGTTCGCTCTCGGGCATCTCCATCGACAACTGCACCGGCACCGTCGGCACGTTCACCGTGACCTCAGGGGCAGCGACATTCACGACCGGAGCGGCGACCTCGATCGGCGTCGGGTCCACAGTCACGTTCACCACCGGAGCGGGCACGTTCACCACCGGCGCCGGAATGATGATCGGCTCCTGGCGCATCTGCACGTCGATCGTCTCCGGCAGGTGGATGTGCATCTCGGGCGCAGCGGTGCGCACCTCGTCGGCCAGCGGCACCAGCGCCGACCGGGCAGGCTCCGTGCCTGAACCGGGAGGCTGCAACTGCACCGAGAACAGGCCCGAGTGCGAGGCACCGAGGCCATCGAAGTTGCCGTCGGTCGCCGCCGACACCGCCGCCTCAGGCGAGAAACCGGCATCGACCAGCGCGCGAATCGTGCGAGCATGCGCCTCACGGATCGTTGCGTCGTCGGCCTGATCCTCTTGGAGGAAGGCGACATCGGCCGTATCGAACCAGAGCCGAGAGCCATCGGGGGGCGTCACCAACGTCGCCAGCGCCGTCGTGGCGCTGCGCCAGTTCGGGCGCATCGTGGCGTCAGCGAACCGGCGGCGCGCCTGGCCGTAGTTGCCCTCGTTCAGCGACGAACCCGACAGACCCTCGGACAGACCAACGATCACCGGCGGCACACCGGCGGCAGAGGCGATGCGGGTTTCGCCCGCACCCTGCACCGCCTTGATGGCGAGCTGCTCGAAGTTCGACCCGACCACCTTCACGTCGGCACCGCCACCGAGGGCAAGAGTCTTGCCGGCGTTCGCCGTGCCAGCCGCCTTCGACCGGATCACCTCGGTCAGCCGAGCGAACTGCTCCGGCGACACCGTCGGATCGAACGAGATCACGAGGTTCGGCGTCGCCTGGTTGGCGATGAAGTTCTGCTTGAAGTCCTGCAACGACGTGTCGATGTCGACGTCGGGCAGCACGGCCGACAGCCACGACATCCCCCGGTACTGCGCCCGAGGATCGGGCAGCGGAGCGAAGTGCGCCACCTCGGCGACGTCGAGATAGACCGGTTCCTGATCGGGCTCGGCGTAGACGTAGCCGACCTTCTTGCGGCCGAGGTTGCCGCCGAGACGATGCTCGACCACCTCGAGAACGATGGTGACGTACTCCGGTTGCAGCCGCAGCAGGCTCACCCGGTCGTCACGAACCATTGAGCCTTCGTCGACCCAGTAGGAGTTGCCCGCCACGGTGGCGTCCTGCTCCATGCGGGCCAGCAGGTCATCGCTGCCAGCGCCGACCCACGGCTGCTCGAGCGGCAACAGATCGGGCGTGCCGTACAGCCGCTTCGTCGCCTTGTCCTGCCACTTGAAGGTGACCTCGGAGAACACCTGCATGCGCACAGCGGCGCACGAGAACGCTACGCCGTTCGTCGAATGGGCATGACGGGTCATCCCAGCGAGGGTGCGCTCGGTCGTCTCCCGGTTGGTCGGCTTCTGCGTGAACCACGGAAGCCACGGCTCGATGAGCTTCGTGTACTCGGCGAAACCGATCTGGCTGCGCTCGGCGACGGCCGGGCGGGTGCGGAAGAGCAGACTCATCGGGCGAGCCGCCAGGCGTAGACCAGACCGAGCACGCCACCGACGACCCAGCCGAGGGCGAACGATGCGCAGGCGGCACCGATGACGATGGCGACACCCGAGGCGATCTCGAGCAGCGAGGTCAGTCGATCGCGCATCATCACCTCACAGGTCGAGATAGGAAGCCCAGGCGTGGGATTCGGGGGCAGCAGACACCGCAGACAGAACCGACCGGGCGAGCGTCACCGCCACCAGTGGCGAAATGGGCACCGTGGCGTTACGACGGTCCCACGCCCACGACTCGCCCAGGCGGCGCTCGGCGGCGTCGGCCGCAGCGTTGTCGAGCGGACCCTGGTTCGGTGGGCGACGTAGGCGACCCTCGACGACATCGGCGTAGAAGGCACCGCACGCCTGCTTCATCTCACCGAACGTCGCCTGATGGAGCAGGTCCGACGAGATGCCAGCCAGGCGCATGGCGTGGATAACGGCGCCGACGACCGAGCCGGCCGGGCCGCCCGAGTCGCAGATCAGCGACGTCGGCTGCCATTTCTGCACCAGTTCGACCAGACGGCCAGGCAGCCAGCCGGTGCCCGACTGATGTTCGATCACCTCGACGTACGGGTCAGTGAGCGACCCGGCGGCGATGGCGACCGACGACCACTCGCCACCCGGCGACACGTCGAACGCCAGCCCGATCTCGCCGGGGTTGATCGGCACCTGGTCGTAGGTGACCGTCGCCGACCAGGCGTCGGCGGGCAGTTTCACCGGACGAGCAGCAGAGTCCTCGGGGAGCGGATCGGGCACGCCGAGGCGCTCCCGCAGGTACTCGCCCGCTGGCATTGCCTCCCGTTCGGCGCTGATGAACTCGATCGGGATGCGGATGCCGAGCGCAGGATTCGCCCTGGCGACCGCTACGTCGCTGTCAGGGTCGACGCCCTCATCGTTGCCCCATTCGGCGTAGAACAGCCGGGGCGAGTCGCCAGCGATCGCTCGCTGGCGCAACTGGTGCAGCACCACGCTCGACGACATCGGCGCCGACGACGTGAGCCACAGCTGCGGATTCGGCCGGGCCGACATCGTCGGCAACAGCGCGCCCATCATCACCGGAGTGACAGCGAACGCTTCGTCGAGGTAGACGGTGTCGCCCGACATGCCACGGCCCGAGCCGCCCGACCGGGCGATGAACCGGAGCCGTTCGCCGGTCTTGAGTTCGATCGCCTGCTCGCCGGCACCACGACGGATGCGGGCGACCATGCGGTCGAGTTCGGGCGTCGATTCGATCAGGGTGCAGAGCCGAAGGAAGTGTTCGAACGTCGTGCGGAACTCGTGCGCCGTATGCACCTGCAGGCGCTCGCCGAGCAGGAACAGCCCGGCGAGTTGTCTGGCCTCGAGGATGGAGCCCTTGCCGTTCTGGCGAGGGACGACCAGCCCGACCTCGAAGGCGGCGAACTGGCCACGCTCGGCTTCGCTCAGACCCTGTTCGAGGGACCACGACTGCCAGTCGTCGAGCACAAGCCCGGCGCTGGCAGCGAGATCAACCGCCTCCGGTCCGACGCTGGCGCGCTGGCCGCTTGGCAGGTGCAGCAGGCTCGGCCGCTGCGAGCCGATCAGCACGGCGCTGCTTGAGTTCGTCGACAAGGCTGCGCTCCCCTGCAACGGCCAGGCCGTCGATCTCGGCGAGGATGGCCGACAGTCGGCCGGCGATCTGAGCGACGACGGCGGGCGGTGCGTCGTCCATGTCTCGGGCAAGTTTGTCCCGCATGGCCACCAGAGCGGCCCGGCGGTCGCCCGATCTGGCGGCGTCAGCGATGGTCATGCGCCCCTCATTGCATAGTCATGCACTCGGGCCGACCGGCGCCGGTCGGAAGGGCCAGCGTGCAACCCCTCTACCAGGGTAAATATACGTGGCGAAGTTTCCGGGGTGCTCTGTGTGTGCATGTTCATGCACGGGAACGCATGTCCCCCCGGGTGGGGTCACCATTCGCGACTCACCTCAAGCCCACGACGGCGACGGTTGCCCGCAGCCGCACCAGCCGAACGGTTGCAGCTGCTCGCCTCGGGTGCGAGCGGCGATGTCGGATCGCCGTCACGGAGATGGCCAGCGTCCCAGCGGACACCGGAGCCGTGCTCGTCGAGCGTGCGGCCGCACCGCCAGCAGCGGGTGAGCGGGTTGGCGTTGGCTGCCTGGCGCACCGCACGGGCTCGGCGCTGATAGTCGCCGCTGTAGTGGGAACGGTTCCGGCCAGGCATCAGCACTCCCGACATGGCACAGCCGCCGGGCCACTGCGGGCACACGACGGCTGACTACACCGACGATAGCGGCCGCTGGTTTCATTGTCCAACATCGCCGCAGGTAGATCGCCAGGTTTCACGCCGCCGGCTCCGTGTGCCGCTCGGCCAGCCCCTCAGCGATGCGCCACCGTCGCTCGCGCTGGTAGCACGCCGAGCACAGCCCAGCCTTCGCCGGGATCTCCTCGCACGTCGGGTCGCCCCAGTCGAGGGCCCCGTCACGGCCGTGCAGCGAGTCCCGGCAGCGGGCGACCTCGACGGGTGCCCGCAGGCCGGCGGCCCGGTCGATCATGTGCGCCAGGGCGTGCACCATGTCGACGACCGCTTGGGCGTCTTCGCGCAGCGTGTCGATCTCGGTCGAGAACCGGATGCGCCGGTCGGCGACCCGTTCGACAGCGGTGAGCGCTTCGACGTCGGTGGCGCCACGGATCACACCGGCACCGCTGGCGATGCTGGGCAGGCCGTCGAGGATGTGCAGCTCCCGGGCGAGGTGGCCGAGCGCCGAGGGGTACAACGAGGCCAGGCGCTCGAGCAGGGTGGCGGCGGCGGCGAGTTGGATGTCGATGCGTGTGCGGGTCATGTTGGTTCCTCAGAAGTCGTCCATTGATGGCACTGGCTTGTCGGGGCTCACGCTGGGTGCGCCCCCTAATAGAAAGGGGGGGCGCGCCCCAGTTGCGTCGGGGTACCGCGCCCCACCGCGCCCCGCACCGCGCCCCACATCGTGAGCAGGGGTTTCGTCAACCGCGCCCCGGTGCGCCCCCAGAATCGGGGCGCGCTCCGTTTCGAGACCGCGCCCCGCACTTCGGGGCGCGCTTTTCATGGGGTTATCCACAGGCTGCAAGAGCCTCGTACGACGCACTTTCTGCGCTGCACGGATGCGGTCATTCTTCGCCGAGCGGCCTGCCGCCCGCAGCGCTTCGGCGGCCTTGCGGGCAGATGCGTCGGGGGCGACACCGAGGTCGTCGAGGTCGCTGACGGTTTCGGTGGTGCCCGCTGGCACCGCCTCCATGCCGACCTTGTAGTGCAGCTGCGGCTCGTCTCGCTGCATCAGCACGACCTCCTCGGGCACCCATCCCATGCGCCGCTTCGTCGCCTTCAGGGTGAAGCCGCCGTCGGCCTTCATCATCCGCCAGACCACATCGACGTCGTCGTTCTTCGCCGAGGTGCCTCGCTGGCCCTTCTCGACGTCCTTGCCAGCGTGATCGACCCGCAGGAACGCACGCCCCTCGGCCTTCAGGTGCAGCCCGGTCCAGCGGTAGAAGTTGCGCACCGTGTCGGCGTCGTTCTCGTCGCCGGCGACGGCCCGACCGAAGGTGTCGATGACGACCAGGTCGGCGTCGACCATCTGCGCAAGCCGAGCGATGGCCTTGCCACCCTCGGGGGCGTCGGCGGGTGGCAGCGATGGCAGCAGGGCGTAGTGCAGGCCGCTCAGGTCGACGTCGGCGTCGAAATCCATCGCCATGAGCCGCTCGGCGAGGTCGTCGGCGGTCATCTCGTAGTCGAGGTACAGCACTCGCCGTCGGCGCAGCGGCTGGCCGTCGAGCCCGGCCGAGCCGGTCGCCACCGATGCGCAGAGCCACAGGGCAAACAGCGATTTGCCGGTCCCGCCGGGAGCGAACAGCGCCGTGGCGCGCCCCTCGGCGACGACCGGCTCGGCGATCCATGTCGCCTCGGCGGTGTCCTTGCGCCAGAACTCGGGCCAGTCGAGCAGCAGCGCCCGCAGGGCGGCGTCGTATTCGCTCAGTTCGTCGCTGGCGGGCGCTTCGGTGCCGACGGGCACCACCGGGAGCGCACCGACGACAGCGGCGCCTTCATCAGCGATGATCTGGCGTGCCATCGACCGCTCGTCGCCGCCGAACCGGGCCGCTGCCTCGTACTGGAATCGACTGTAGGTGCGCTCGGCGGTGAGCCACGGCACGGCCGAGGTGAACACCTTGAGAGCATCGTTGCCTTGCCATCCGACGGTGGCGCTGGTGCCTTCCCGCCGATCCTTGCCGGGCCGGGTCCAGTGCTGCTCGCCGTCGGCGTCGATGTGGTGCAACTGCCAGCCGTCCCGCTCGAGCAGCTCGGGCCAGGTGGTGCGGTCGTTCCATCGGTCGGCGGGCGAGGCGGCGAGCGTGAACGGGTCGCGTAGCCGGGTGCCGGTCGGTGTCGTCGGTGCGGTGCGCTCCACCGGGGCGAGCAGGTCGAGCAGCCAGTCGGGGGCGACGGCCATGTCGATCTCGTCGGGGGCGTGGCCGACTTCCCAGGCGTACGGGTTGCCGTTCGGGTGGATGGTGGGGGCGACGACGACTTGGCCGCCTTCGCCTCGGATGTCGAGCCCGACACCGAGACGCCCGGACTGGTCATTGCGTGGCACTGGGCGGCCCTCGGGCACGGCGAGGAAGCGGTGTTCACTGCCGCTACCGGTGATCGACGTGATGGTCGCCGGCAGCGGCCCGTACTGCTTCTCGAGGTCGGCGAGCGTGTCGGCGCCCGAGTAGGCGTCGCGCTCGTCGATGTCGAGCACGAAGAACGGCTCGCCGGTGTCGAGATGTCCGGTTGCGATGCCGACACCGAATCCTCGGTACAGCCCGTGCCACCAGTTCCGCAGCGTGTCGGTGCGGGTGGTCGCCGCCTCCTGCCATGCCGACATCGGCGGGTGTTTCATGCCGGGCCGGATCGGTAGCACCCTGAAGCCGAGGGCGGCGAGCTTCTCGGCCGCCTGGTGCATGTCGTCCGGTGCTGGTGTCGTTGCGGGCATCACTCGGCGATGTCGAACAACGTCGGCATCGACGCCTTCGCCTCAGCGATCTCGCAGTAGCGGACACCGTCGGCCCAGTAGTTGCGATTCAGTTCGACGGCTCGGCCCTGGCGGCCGAGGCCGAGCGCACGGTAGACGGTGGTGGCCAGACCGCCGAACGGGTCATACACGAGGTCGCCCTTGTTCGTGAAGCGCTCGATCAGCCGGTCGACGATGTCGTGTTGCATCGGGCAGACGTGCATCTCTCGGCCGTCGCGCACCTGGGCGGCGTTGGCGGTGTCCATCCGGTTCACGTCGTGCCACACGTCAGGGTTGTGTGAGCCCGGCGACAGCAGGGCGAAGGTCTTGGGGAGCCGGTTGCGGCTCAGGAGTTCTTCGCCGATGGCGACGTGCTCGTCGAAGTCGTAGACGTGGGTGAGCGAGTGCAGGGTGAACATGTGAATCTGCTGCTTCACGGTGAGGGCGGCGAACTCGTCAGGCGTGAGGGCGCGGTCGCCGTTGGAGCGCCAGTAGGCGGCGGCGTCGATCTGCCAGCGGGCGAGCGAATAGTCGCTCTGGTCGTGCATGACTGGGACGTCGGCGTAGCCCCTCGATCGGTCGGTCTGCGGCTTGCGGAACAGCAGCACATACTCGGGCATCCCGCAGCCCATGCGGGTCGAGTCCTTGCGCATCTCGCCATAGGTGAGCCGATAGGTCTGATTGTTCTCGCGCACGACGTCGGTGACGACGGTGATCATCCCGAAGTAGTCGAAGCCGTGCCGGCGGTAGTGGTCGATCGCTTGGGCGTGCAGCGGCGACACGGTCGGCGAGCCGGTGCCGTACTGGTTGCCGAACAGGATGCGGTCCTTGACGTGCACGGCGAACACTCGGCCCGGACGCAGGGCGCGCAGCAGGTTCGGCGTGAGGTAGTCCATCTGGGCCCAGAAGTGGTCGGGCGTGTCGGAGTGCCCGAAGTCCTCAGCGGCGGCGGTGTATTCGTACTGGTTCGCGAACGGGATCGACGTGAGCATCATGTCGATCGAGTCGGTGTCGAGCAGTTCGCCTTCGGCGACGGTGTCGTTGTGGACGTGCATCCACCCGGCGCCGGTCGCCTCCTGGCGCTGCACGCCGATGGATCGCTTCAGGGTTTGGTCGACCGAGATCGACGACAAGCCGTGTTCTTTGATGAGTGCGGACATGGTGGTGGTTAGCTCCCTGTGTTGGTCCCACTTCTCCATGAGCGTCGTCCAGACGTTGCGCTCAGAATCAGCGTGGATGATGTGTGTTTGCACGGTTCGGGTCTGGCCGAATCGCTGCAGGCGATGCGTCGCCTGGATGAGGTCGTTGAACTTGTAGGTGATGCCAACGAAGATCGCCTTGTTGCACTGCTGCAGGTTCACGCCCTGGCCGAGCATGACCGGCTTGCCGATGAGGGCGACGGTTTCCCGGTTGCGCCACTGCGCCATCCGGGCCTCGGCCTCGTCGACATCGAGCGAGCCGTGGATCGACGACCACGAGATGCCGGCGTCGGTCAGCGCCCGCTCAATGGCGTCCTGCTCGACGTTCAGATCGCACCAGAGCACGATCTGATCGAGGTCGCCGTCGTCGCGATACTGGTCGATGATCGTCACCATCTCGGCGATGCGCAGGTCGAGCGTGCGCTGCTTCTCCCGTGATGCTTCGACCATCGACATCGACTCGCCTCGGAAGAGCTGCACGGTGCCGTCGTTGTCGACGTGGCCACCGGCGGTGTGATCGACGTACACCTCGTGTCGGTGCACCTGCATCGGCGGCAGGGTGTAGCCGTCGTCGCTGAATCCGAGGTCGCTCGGCTGCTGCACGAACGCTGCCCACGTCGACAACCAAAGCCAGAACTCATCCGCCTTGTGCGGGTGGATGGTGAGGTTGTTCGCCTGGGTGCTGTCGCGCTTGAACCATCGGGTGAGCGCCTGGCCGGTGTCCATCACGCCGAGGTAGCCGGCGTAGTGGATCAGTTCCTTGTACCGGTTCGGTGAGGGCGTGGCGGTGGCCACGAACCGGTAGGGCACGGCGGCGAACAGGGTCAGGAACTCCTGATACGTCTTGGACCCGAACGAGCGCAGCACGCTCGCCTCGTCGAGCGACACGGCGGTGAACAGGTTGGGGTCGAGTTTGCCGTCTCGCACGCTCTCGTAGTTCGTGATGAACATGCGGCCGTCGGCGGCGTCGACCTCTTCGGAGCGGCGCACGAACGTCAGGTCAAGCCCGAGCCGGGCGGCGTCACGCTTGAACTCCTGGCGCACGCCGAGCGGGCAGATGATGAGGCCACGGCCGCCGGCTTGGTCGATCGTCAGGCGCAGCGTCTCAAGTTGCATCACCGACTTGCCGAGACCGAACCGGGCGAAGATCGCCCGACGGCCGCCATGCACGGCCCAGCGGACGATGGCGCGCTGGTGCGGGTACAGGCTCGGGTGGATGTCGTCGTCGTCGACTTCGTGGCCGTAGAACGCCGAGAAGGTGAGCTTGTCGGTGAGGAAGTCGTGATAGGTGATGTCGTCTTGCAGTGCGCTCATGCTGCGCCCTTTCCCTGTTTGCGAAGTTGGTGGTACGTCTGGCTGTATGCGCTCCACGCTGCGGCGCAGGTGGGGCAGTGTTCGCCTCGGCGGCGGTGCCGCTGGTAGGCGCTGTTTGTGCCGCACGGGGCGAGCTGTTGCCGTTCGGGCGGCGGTTGTGCGGGTGGGCGTGCCCGTCTCCGCTCGCCCGGTGTCATGCCGCCGACGACCATGACCGGCGACGGGTCGTCGGGTTTGTTCAGCACCCATGTCCGGCAGCGGTCGAGGGTGGGGCAGCCGGCGCAGATGGCTTTGCCGGTGCGTTCCTGCTTGGCGCGCTGGTGGGCGGGCCGCCAGGAGTCGACACACATCTCGTCGGCCCGGCCGGTGCAGGCGAGCAGGGTGCGGTCAGGCAGCATCGGTGGCCTCCTGCTCAAGTGCCCGGTTGATGCACGCAGCGACGTAGGCGGCGACCGGCGAGGCGACACCGTTGCCGCACATGCGATACCGGGCCGAGTCGCTGACTTCGGTGCCGTCGGCACGCCAGCGGGTGTGATCGTCGGGCCAGCCCATCAGTCGCTCACATTCCAGCGGGGTCAGCCGGCGCACTACGGTGCCGGTGGTGATGGTCACCGTCGCCCGTGATTCGGTGCCGTTGTCGAACGCGTTGAGCGTCGGCGACACCTCGCCCGGTACCCATGTCTCACCGTCATCGACGGAACGGGCACGACCCGCTTTCGAGAAGGGCAGCGGGTCGCTCACTGCTCCACCACCCATGTTGCACCGTCCACATCGGTCGTCCGTAGCCCGCCCTGCGACGCCAGCAGCGGGGCTGCTATGTCCTTCTCGGTGGCTGACCAGCCAACCGGCGCAGGCGTGTGCGGCGTCAGGCCCGCCACTAGCAAGTCCTGCCGTGAGGGCGGTTGTGTGTGTGTGTGCGATGACTCTGCTTCGGGATGACCCACCATCACCGGCCCGCAGCGCAGCGGCCAGTTCTCTCGTCGGCTCCACCGACACCTCGCCATTGCGGCCGCGCTCGCTCATGTCGAACGTGACGCCACCGCTTGCAAGGCCTCGCGCAGCTCCGCCGGGATCGCCCGCCCACGCCGCTCCACCCTCGTCAGAATCCCAGCGCACGCCCTCGGGCTCAGTCGATACCGCTCCGGCGCATCTGCCTGCAAGATCTGCGACAACGAACACTCGACGACGACGCTGGGGCACTCCGAACCAGCGCGCGTCCAGCACTCGCCATCCGATGTCCACCGCCCCGACTTCTGCCAGCGCGTCGATGACCGCTGCGAAGTCTGCACCTTGATTGCTTGAGAGGGCACCGACGACGTTCTCCCATACGACGAATCGGGGAAGAGTTCCATCTGTTGCATCTCGCATCTCCTTGATGATTCGGATGGCCTCGAAGAACAAGTTGCTTCGGCCACCCTCGACGAATCCGGCACGACGGCCGGCGACGGACAGGTCTTGGCAGGGCGACCCGAAAGCGACCACGTCGGCGGGCGGCAGTTCGTCGCCCCGCACGTCGGCCACATCGGCCCAGCGAGGCACGTCAGGCCAATGCCGCGCCAGCACCGCTTGGCATTGCTTGTCCCACTCGACCTGGGCGACGCATCGCCACCCGGCGCGCTCCAGTCCGAGGTCGAACCCGCCGACACCGGAGAACAGCGATACGAAGGTGAGGCTCATGCCGCCGCCTCCCGCCGTGCCGCCTTGCGCTCGGCCTTGTGGGCGTTGTGCGCTTCCCTGCACGGCTGGCATGGCGTGGTGCCGTGCGCCCGGTGGCGGTGATAGGCGGCGTCGGTGCCGTGCTCGATCGGCTTCCGCAACGTGCCCGGCTTCGGCCCCTTGCGGCCGCCAGCCCGTCGCCGCCTCTCCCGGATCAGTTCGTCGCCGCAGAGCCCGCCCCACATGCCGACGGTTTCGTCGTTGGCGATGGCGTATTCGAGGCACTCGGCTGCGACCGGGCAGGTAGCGCAGACCGCTCGGGCGTTGCGCACCGTCAGGGTGTCGCCCCGCTCGGCGAAGAACAGGTCGGGGTCGAGCCCACGACAGGCGGCGAGGTTGCGCCAGTTGCGGTGTGGAGCCTGCACCGGCTGCATGGTGGAGTCAGCCACGACGGGCCTCCCAGTCGATGTACGCCGCCGCCAACTCGGCCATCTCGTTCCGAGGCCAACCACAGACCACGGCATTGATCGCTTCGTAGGCGCGGTCGCCAGCCGCCCGCAGCCGCTCCACCTCGGCCGTCAGGTCGTTGATGATGAGCCGTGATGCGTCACGCTCGGCCGTCAGGTCCTCGATGGCGTCGGCGGCCTCTTGCATAACGCCGAACCCGCCGCCGTTTAGGGGCGCGTGGATCGCCTCGGCAGCGGCGTACAGCCGCAACCGCTCCACGATGTCAATGTCACCGCTCACGACGGGCCTCCTCGGGGTGGAGCAGGCGGTGCGTGGCGCAGGGCCACCAGTCGTCGCAAGCCGCGCAGAAAGTGCCAGAGAAGCCCTCTACCTCCTCGGTTGAGCAGTGCTCTGCGTCAATGGCGCTCAGCACGGCCTGCAACCGTTCGATCTCGACCAAGGCGGCATGTTCTTGCGGCGTCAAGAAGCGGCGGCGATATTCGCTCTCCACTTCAAACCATTCACCGTCGTACTGTCGATAGGTGGTCCCGTTGACCACAATGTCACCGCTCACGACGGCCCTCCCGCCATGCGCTCGACGATGGCGTCACACAGCGCCTCGGCCAGTTCGTGGATGCGCAACTGGATGTCGCCGCCGGACGTGTCGATCCACTCGCTGCCGGCGTTGGTGAACGGGTAGCAGCGATCATGGAGCACTGCGTCGATGATGGGGTACAAGTCGTCACGCGTCATTGCTCTCCTCTTTCTGTCTGCGTAGGTGCTCGGCGAGTACGCCGTCGAGCGGGGTCAGGCCGCCGAGGTCGGCGGTGTCGTCGACCTGCCGGCGGCGCCGGATCGGCCCCTGCGTGAGCGGGCGGTTCTTGGCGGCGACGAGCTCGTCGTGCTCCTCGCGAGTGATGCCGCTCGACGGGATCGGTGTCGGGTCGGGGGTCACTGGGTGGCCCTCACAATCCTTCGGGCATCACTGCGAAGGTCGCTGAGGACTTCATGTGGGTGAAGGTGCGAGAAAGCCCCCGTCGCCGACAGTTGTCCTGCAGCGTCCGTCAATGCGAGCAGCAGTTCGTCGCGCTCAGCCGTCAACTGCTGCACCTGCGCATCCCGCAGGGCGAGGTCGCGGCGCATCTGCTCGATGCCGTCGACCAGTTCGGCGGCGAGGCGTTGGACGTCTTTGCGCTTCATCCCAGCCCCCTCATGTAGTGCCATGCCAGCAGCGCAGCGTCGGCCCGCCCGTCGTCCTTCACTCGGCCGAACAGGTCGGCGTCGAACGGCCACAGCCGCTGCGCCGCCTGGCGGTGTGCGCCCTTGTCGGAGCCGACGCCGAGCGCCTTCGTCCACTCCTGCGGCCGCACGTAGGTCGTCGGTCGCTGCAGTGCGACGAGGATGCCTTCGATGACACCGCAGCCACGGCCGAACGCGAACGCCGATGTTGCGCCCGAGCCCTGCACGCCCTGGACGTCCTCGACGACAACCATCAGCGCCGGGCCGATGTCGACGAGCAGGTCCCGCAGGTGCACGGCCGAGATGCGCCGCTTGCCTCGCACCTCGATCGTCGGCATGTCCCACACGAGCACCTCATTGGCGGCGTTGACGACGGCGATAGCGCCGGCGATGCCGGGGTCGATGCCGATGGTCACCACGGCATCCCCCCCACCGAGTCGGGGCAGGTCGGCAGGTCGCCGTCGGCCATGCCGTGCTCGCCGATCAGATAGCGCACCCGCTCGGCGACGGCCCTCGTCGGGCAGGCGATAGCGCCCGCCTCGGTGACGATCACCCAAGCGCCGAGCATGTGCACGCTGCAGGCGAACACCGGTGCCGGGATCACGAGCCGCTCACTGTGGCCACGATGACCTTCGGGGTGAACGGCCAAATGGGCGAAGTCATCTCCCCCGTAGAGGTCGTCGATCGACCTCGGGCAGTCCTGTCGCACGGTTTCGGGAGCGAGGTCGACGCCGCCCTGCTCGGCCGAGAGGGCTGGCGGCCCGAGAGGCACCGAGCTAGACCACTTGGCGTCGACCAGTGGATCGTCCGCCTCCCGCCGCATCGCCACCAGCAGCGCATCGTCGGCGTCAATGCCGAACGCTTCGATGGCGACACGGATGAACGACTGCCGGTGCTCGATCTCGATCGACTGCTGCTCGAGTTCGACGAGCGCAGCGATGAGGTGGTCGACGGCGGTCACTGCGCCACCTCCAGCATCCGTTGCACGGCCGCAGCGGTGACAGCGGCGTCGGGTGTGCCTGGCGTGAACCCGGCCCACTCGCACCACACGTCGACAGCCCGGTGCGCCAGTGCAAGCCGCTGTGCTGGCTCGACGACGCCGGCGGCGACGCCGGCGGCGGCGGTGTCGGCGGCGTAGGCGGCGGCGTCGGCGGCGGCGGTGTCGGCGGCGTAGGCGGCGGCGTCGGCGGCGGCGGCGGCGGTGTCGGCGGCGTAGGCGGCGCGGGCGGCGGCGTAGGCGGCGTAGGCGGCGGCACGGCATTGCTCGGTCGAGACCGTGCCATCACACCAGCCCTCGGCTGCCTGGATCGCAATCATCACCCGAGGGTCGGGGTTCAGGTGCGCAACCTGGCGGGCCTGGTCGGCGGCGACACGCACCCACACCCGACGCCGCTCCAGTTCGGCCAGCAGATGCGTCCCGGTGCCGACGATGCGGTGCCCGAGTGCGAGCACCTCGACCGAGCACGCCGGGCACAGCAGGTCACCGTCACGATGCGTGCAGATCGTGTCGTTCACTCGTTGCACGATCTTTGCCAGCAGCCTGTCGGCGCAGTCGGGGTAGTCGGTGATGGTCGTGTCGCCGTTCTCCCACGAGATGACGTTCATGGCGCAGCCCCTGCCGCTGCCCGCCTCGTGCGAGCCGACAGCGAGCCGGAGCGGATGGTCGACGGCGCCCATCACCACGCCTCGTCTGCAGCAGCGGCGGTCGGCTTCGGGGCGTCGAGCGTGATCGACGTGGCGTCGAGGTAGGCGCGCTCGGCGGCGGCGATCATGGTGGCGTCGCTGCCCTCGGCCAACTTGACCGGGCCGTAGAAGCCGACGGTGGTGCCCTTCATGCGCAGGGCGACGACGTCGGCCTGGTCGGTGATCTGGCCGCCACGGATGCCGCCGTCGGAGTCGTACGCCTGGGCGTACTCGACGGCCATGCGCAGCTCGTCGCCGACACGCATCGAACCGTTGCGGTGCGTCTTGCGGGCCTCAATCCAGGCGCCGAACCCGGCGCCCTTCAGGATGACGCGCACCGGCGTGCTGGGCGTCGGCACCCACTGCTCGTCGCCCTTGCCGCAGGGGGCGGTGGTGCCCTCCATCGCCAGGCCGTGCACGACGAGTTCCTGGCGGGGCTTGCCGGTCTTGGGGTTGATGACGTCGGCGCCGTCTTTCTTGATCGGGCGCTGCTCGAAGCGGACGATGGCGATGCGGGTGCGCTCGCCGATCGCCTGACGCTTCATCACGGGCGTCGTCGGGGCGTTGTTCCGGTCCTCGGGAATGTCGATGGGCATTGCAGGTATCTCCCTGTTAGTTGTGGGTTGTTGTTCGCTCAACTGGCAGCGATGTGGTTGTCAGCCGGGCAGCGCACCCAGGCGGGCGGCGGCTTCGTCGGCCGTGAGCGGCTTGTCGATGAGCCGCATGACGCCGGTGTCGTCGATGTCGATGGCCATGCCGCCGGCGACGAACGTCTCGCAGGCAGCGAGGAAGGTCAGCGCCGACGAGAACCCGAGCGCAGCGATTGCCGCACCGGTGGGCAGCGACGGGTGCAGCGGCTCGTCGGAGTCGAGCGCGAACGCTGCAGCGGCCCTGACGAGGTCGTCATCCATGCACTCGTTCGACGCCAGGACGATCAGCCCTCGCACGATGCGAGTGCTGCGCGTCGTCTTGCGCTCGGCCAGATGGAACGACGCCACGGCGCGCGACTGGTCGGCGAGCGCAGCGATCCATGCCCGCTGCACGTCGTTGAGCGCACCGTGCAACTCACGCATCTGCACCATGCGACCCTCGCCCGCAGGCTCGCCCTCGTCGGGGACGATCCGGGCCCGCACCTCGGCAACCTCGACGGTGCGCAGCGGCGCAGGCTCGGCGGGCAGGTCGGCGAACGGGGCCGAGATGCGATCCTCGGCGTCAGCGACGAGCCACTCGATCCGGTCGAGGTCGTCGTCGGTGTGGCCACCGTCGCTCAACTTCGGCACGCCAGCAGGCCACGACGCCCGCACCGACTGCGCCATCTCCGGCGACATGGCGGCGATGGTGCGCAACCGGCCGAGCAGGTTGGCGATGCGGGGCGACGGTGCGGCAACTGTTGGAGCACTCCAACCATCGACACGCAGGTCGGTGCGGCTGCGCCAGGCCCACGTCGGCCGGATCACCTGCTCGAAGCATTGCCGCCCGGCGGCGATGTTGATGCCGATGATCGACGGCTCGCCCTCCATCGGCAGGTGCGCAACCAGCGCCACCGACTGATCGACGGCGTGCATCGGCACGAACTCGCCCACCTCGAAGTCGGCGTCGCCGGTCGGGCCGTCGGCGCACAGCGGCGCAGAGGCGTAGAGGTAGAGCTGCACGGCGTGCGCCTGCAGGAAGTCGGCTGCACTCTTGCCGGTCTTGGTGTCGAGGATGTACAGCCGCCCGCTGGCCCGGTGGCGCACCACCCGGTCGAAGCGGCCGGCGATCATCAACTCGGGATGGACGACGATCTGCTCGCTGGCGACGATCTCCAGGTCGTGCGCTTCGAGCAGCGTGCGCCACGCGTCACGAATGGCAAGCACCTCGGGTGTCTCCAGCACGAAGATGCCGCCGTCGAGCAGGTCGGTGATCTTGTGCACGGCCGTGCCGTAGTCCCGGCCCGAGTTCGCACCGGCGGCGGCCATCGCCTCCTCGCAGAGTGCGTCGAGCGCCTGCTTGTCGTCGGCGCTGGCAGCGATGGCGGTCAGCAGGTGCGGCTGCAGTGCGAGCCCGATGGCGGTCTGGCGGCGACGCCAGAAGTCGAGGGCCGATGAGTCGTCGGGCACCTTGGCGATGGCGCTCGGCGACTTGCACCGCTTGCCGTTGAGCCAGTAGCCGTGCGCCTTGGCGCTGTACTTGAGTTTCACCGCCCGCACCCCCCACGCCGCTCGCTGATGACGATGTTCCACGGCCGGTCGAGTTCACGGCCGCGCTCGTCGAGCCGGTCGGCTTCGTCCCGTAGCGCCTGGCGCTGCTCGCCGAGCCGCCACAGGGTGAGGGCCAGGCCGAACTGCACGCCGGCGGCGAAGGTGAGGATGTGGACGATCACGCCACACCGCCGTCGGGGTCGATGACGCCAGGGCGCTGCGACCGGGCAGGAGTCCCGGGAACGCCCTGGCGGCCTGCACCGGCTGGGGATGTGCTGGTGCGGCGATGGTGGTGCTCGAGGCGACGGCCAGCCTCACGGATGGCTTTGATGTCGCTGCGGCCGAGCACGGCGAGGATCAACTGCAGGTCGAGCGCCGTCAGCGGCTCGTCGTCCTGCCAGTCGAACGGGCGAGCGTCGGCGAGCGGGCGCAGGTTGGCGACATGCCCGCCGAGCAGCATCGTGAACGGTCGGCGGCTCATCGGTCGCACCAGCGCAGCCAGACGTAGGTGAGGGTGCAGCCGCCGAGCAGGCAGGCGACAGCGGCGATGCGGTCGGACCAGTTCATCCGGCCACCTCCGCATCGTCGGGGTGAACCGGGCCGATGACGGTGCGCCACGGCCCGGTCAGCAGGTCGTAGTGCTCCTGCGTGAAACCGTGCTGCCCGATGAGATCTCGCACGACCAGCGCCCAGGCGGCGGCCCAGGCGGCGGCCCAGGCGGCGGCCCTGGTGGCGGCCCCGGCGGCGACCCAGGCGGCGTCCCCGGCGGCGTCCCCGGCGGCGTCCCAGGCGGCGTCCCAGGCGGCGGCCCTG